GGGCGGTTTGCGTTGGAATAGGTTGTGTCCTCAGTCCAGCCACCGTGAGCCAACATAGTGTCCGTTGCAGAGAACGACGTACCTGAACCGGGGCCATTAATCAGACCCAGATACCAAACAGCAGTATAGGTTGTGCCAGCAAAGAAGGTGTTGTTCATCAGTTGCAAACCCGAGTTGACCACCAGATTGGGGAACTCATCGCGCCACTTTTCCACGCCATCTGCGCCAATACACACCACGGTGTAACGACCATAAGCCCCGGCGTTTTCTTTCATGTTGCCACCAGCAAGCACGGTAGCCGCCACAACTTCAGCCGCTTGGGATTTTTCTTTCGTTGACATAGCTACCTCTTTAAGGAAAACGAATTAGTGCCGTCGTTGCCGAGTTAACAGGCATGGTGACGGTGTTGCTTGTACTGCTAAAAGTTTTGTCTGAACCAAAGTCCAGTACTGCCACCGACTTGTTACCTTGCGTGACGTTGTATATCAAAGCACCACGAGCCACGAAGTTAGCGCCGGGCCAAGACACATCATCGAAGTTGACGTACACCGTGCCAGCATTAGGGCCAGTAGTCTGCGTACTTAATACCGCCCCTGTGACTTCAACCCCACCTGCTACGTAACCAGTACCGGTTACTTCATTACTAGTTGTATAGATAGTAGTTAGAGGCCCAATATCAGAAAACGCCGTGTACAACGCCATGTACAGCGTATCCGTAATAATGTCCTGCCCCGACTGAAGCATTTCTTGTTTAAAACTATTCGTAAGACCTTGTTGGATTGGCATTACGGCATCACCTTAATCTTAGCCTGACCATCACGGTAAGCATCACCACGCTCAAGACCGGTGCCCAGACGGTTGAGTTGACCCATAGCTTCGTCATACTTAGCTTTATAGACCAGCATGAGGTCCTGCTCGCCTTTCAAGAACACGTAGGCTTCCAGCATTGCGCCATACAGCAGAACCGGCGAGTAGTTATCGCCCAGCCATGTACGCCCATCAGCCGCAGTTGTGATCGACTCAGGATAGTAGTAATAGTGCAGTTCAACGTCATACGCGTCGTCGGGGGTCGGCCCGAGTATAAAACTCAGCTCATCCGTAATAACACTAGTAACGACCGTAGGGCCAAACAGAGCATAGTACTTAGGCAGTCCTTCATCGGCGGGGTTAGGGTATGCCGCTCGAATAAAATTCACGTCTTTATTGAGCAGGTACTCGTAATTACCGTCGCCGTCGATCACCGCCATCGAGAAGACCGACAGAAAGTCAGACGGACAGGACAGATATTTGTTGCCGTTGGTGGTCAAGCCGGTTACGTTCTTACGCAAAGCAGGAATCTGAACGCTGTTATAGATGCGCTCTTCAGCCTGTTTAATGAACGTGTTGATCTGTTCAGTACCGTCAGACGAAGTCGTGCCTGTACCTGCTACGTTCGTCCACGTATTTGTGGGGAAGTCGTTTTGCAGGTAGTTCTTAACGGTAATAAACAGTTCGTTATACGTCATGATTAACCCATCGGACCACGAGCCATCGTGCCTTTAGTTGCTGCGCCAGTACCACGTATTTTAATACCGGTAGTCTTGGCTTCTTTGTAGTTGCCTTTGCTAACTACGCCGCCAGCGATGTTCATTTCATTCATACACTCTTTGCCAGAATAAGGCTTGAGCACCGAAGCTGTTACTTTTTTGCCGTCCATAGTATGTGGCTCCGCATAAACCGCAGCTTGGCCTACTTCTTTGCCGCCCTGCTTTTGTGAATATTTAGCCATTATCGGCCACGCTGATTCATAGCGCGAGCCATATTACGGCCCATTTTCTTCATGGCTTCGCCAGTCACACCACCTTTAGCCATACCTTTGTGCATACGCTTCTCGTGGCCTTTGACCGCTTTCTTGGCGATCTTTTCCATGAACGGCTTATCTTTCTTGATGTCCTCGTGTTTCATAATCCACTCCTAAGTAATTGTCACACTACCCACTACGCTGATAGGAGCCAGAGCATTCGGTGTTAACCCCACATCGCTCGCACTTGCCCCGCCAACCGGCCTCCACCCCCACTGAAAGATTCGGCTACCACCAGATGGATCGCCAAAATCTGTATCGAGTGTTAACTGCAATCCTGTATACCCCGCCTGCTGGTAGCTGTTGTCTGGCCTTGGCTCGCGTACTGCTTGCGGGTCCTGCACGGGGTACATACCTAATTGTAGCTGCGGGTGGTCCTGCTCCCAACACGTTGTGCATACTTTGATCGAGACCTGCTTCGTCTTGATCGTGAGCTTTTTCAGCTCTTTTAACTTGTACCTGAACCCGCAGCGGTCACACTCCGCAATCGAGTTCTTGGCTGAACTAAACCTGTTGCCCATGTTTAGAAGAACATTTCACGTGGCACTAGGCGATCCGCCGCCTTCTCACGATCTTCCGTAGACGCCCATTCCCAAGCCTCGTCATACATCATTTTTAGCGCCGCGACGCGGTCCGCAGCTACCTCGGGCTTTTTCACGGCCAACATATAGGCAAGCCCCGCCACCAAACAGTTCTGGAAGCGAAACGGAATATCAATCACATTTGTACCCGAACCCGCGTCATAAATGCGCTTCAGACGCCAGTAATAGAACACGTAGTACGGGTCTTGAGTGGTACCTTGATCTGGGGCAGGCCAGACATTGATCTGGGGGTGCTTAGGTGTTGCTGCGTTAGACCCGACTTTTTGCCCCGACTGGCGGTTAATCCAGACCTGAATCGGACGGCCTTGCGCCAGCTTGTTAGGAATAGTCGAATAGGTAGAAACGCTGATACGGGTGATGTTCAGATCAGTTTGATTAGGGCCTTGGTTGGCACTAGTACGAATAACATGCTCAATAAGATCAACGGTATCATCAGGTAAATCATAGGTAGTTACCCCCTGCGCAAGGTTGATATATCCTTGCTCGATAGTCCACAGGTTTATACCCCTGTTTGCCCACTCCCCAATAAGGAAGTTTAACGACCTACGAGCAGTCCTAAAATCGTAGCCAGTACGCAATTCCAAGCCACAACGCTCGAACGCCTCTTCAAATATCTCGTTGAGGTCTGGATTAAAGCTAGTTGTGCTCGTTGAATAAGCCATTATCTAAACCCTGCTGTTTTCTTAGCTATGCCCTTGGGCTGTGCAACAAACTGCTTACCTTTTGCTTTCCCTGCCCGCTTTGCCTTCGTTGTGGCGGCATACTCGGCTGGGCTTAACGCCTTGATCGCCTTTTCCGGGAGATATCTCTCGCCGGTCTTTGACGATGGCTTTCCTGACTTTGTTCGCCATTTCTGGTCCCCCCAGTCTTTCAAGCTTTTCTGCGGCGCTTTCACTTCATCATACCCCGTGTCTTACCGCGTTGTGCTATCCCGTCTGCACGGGCGGAAGCTGATTTAACTGCACCGCCTTTTTTGTACAGCTTAGGTTTTCTTCCTTTTAGACCTTCTAAGTCAGGCATCATTCCGCCACCACCGCCAGCGCCAAGCTTCATACGTAATACTTTTTGCTCTCGGGGGCTTAACCCACTTATGAGGTCTTTAGCCGCACGTTTTTTGCTCGTGTAATCGGCTTCGGCAGAAGGTGCGGTTTGTGTCGGCATTTTCTCCACGCGCTCGGCACGTTTAGTTATGTCCGTATCACGAGCATAGTCAGGATCACTAGCTAAAATCCTTTGTATCTCTCGCTCCCTAGCCGTATCAGCCACGATATCCTCCACCTGCTGCTTTGTATTTTTTAGCCACGAGTTGTGCTTTTCTCGCGGACCACTGACCTGCGCCTGTGCCATGAGTGGCTGCGGACTTCACTTGGCTTACGATCTTCTTACGAAGTTCTGGCTTGGTGTAGTTACCAGCAGCGTTAACCTTCCCACCTTCTTTGTACTGCGTAAAGTCGGTGTCATCCCGACGGGCTTTCTTCTTCCCGGTGGGCATCTTGGAAGGGTTGATGTCACCCATACCACGCGAGGCCATCATCAGACCACCCTACCTTTCGTTTTGCCACGTTGGGCAATGCCGTCAGCACGAGAAGACGCAGATTTTATGTAGCCACCCGAAGCACGTTTCTTAATCCTGCTACTTTTACGCACCCCGCCGCCACCTGTAGTTTCAGACGCCTCGTCTTCAAAAGGTACTATCGTTATATCTTCAGAAGTATCAACTAGCTGGTTAGGGCCAATATCGTCAAACACAGCTGCTGAGGAACTACTATCCTTTCTATCAGCGGGCGGAGCTAAAGCTGAACTCGAAGCGGTTCTAGTAGGTTTCCTAGCTGCTGGTTTATTTGGCATATCGGCCCCTTATTTACACATACCGCCTTTTTTCATGCCTTTGCTACCAGCCATGGTAATCTGCTTTGCCTTGGTCTTACCTTTAGAAGCAATACCGTCAGCCGACTTATGGCCAGCGGCCAGACCACCTGCAGCATATTTCTTAACCGCCATACCACCTTTTTTCATGGCCGCCATAGATTTGGCTGGGGTCGGAGTTTTTGGCATACGTAAAGGGGTAGTGCCCGTTACGGCATCACGCTTGTCTTCGTCAGATTCTTTTGAACGTATCTTAGATTCTGTCATTGGTCTAACTGGCATACCGCCTCCTGATTTAGTGAATTCGCGTCCTACGCTCATCGGTACGCCAACTTTCTTTGCGAAAGACGGACTGTGAGCGACAGCCCGCATAAACTTTTCCTGCTTTGCCGACTTGGCAGGCATCAGTACATTTTCCCGCGAGTTTTACCGCGCTGAGCAATACCGTCCGCACGAGCGGAAGCAGTCATGCCACCTTTTTTGTACTTATCACCCATGGGGGTAGTACGTCCGGTGGAGTTTGGGTTAGGTATTTCTACTTCTTTTATAGTGTACGAATAGTCCATCTTTGGCTCTGACTTTTTACCCGTCGTCTGGGTGTACGAATAGTCCATCTTTGGCTCTGACTTTTTACCCGTCACAGCTTTAGCAGCCTTGTTAATCTTGGCAGGCATGGAGTCAGGGTTCTTTCTATCTCGCTCTTCCATGCGTTTCTCAGCCGCAGCGTTCTGCTCAGGCGTGCCCATGACATTCTCGTACATGCGGCGTCCAATTGATTTATCAGCCATCTTTTTCCTCTTTCTTTTTACGAATAATTTCCGCAAAAGGTTTGCCGGTAATCATTTCTACTATCCGCATCAATGTCCAGATCATAGCTACCAGACCAAATAAAGGCGATAGCACGTTGAGAAAAGCCATAAAAGCCGTAAACGCTGACAAAACATCCAGCGTGTTTTTAACGGTGTCGTGGTGTTCGCTCATCTCAGCACTTCCAAGCTCTTAATGATTTATTAATACGGCTATTCGGGTCGTTCGCGGTTTTCGCAGAGGTGAGCTTCTTTTTCATCCCCTCCATTCTGGAACAGAATGATTTTTTCCTTGCGCCGCCTTCCGGCTGGGGGGCTTTCAGCCCCGGCTTCCCCGGATTCGCTGCGTTGTAAGAAGCTCTCCCTTTGGCGTTTAGACCACCCTTGGGATTTTTGCCCTCTTTCCTCTGCCATGCCGGAGTCTTAGCCATAGAACACCGTGATTTTTGCGGCGGTCGGAAGCGTCACATGAACATCCGTGGTGAACAAAATGCCCTCGCCGGGAATCAAGTTTGCAAACGGGTTGTTCGTGTTGTTGGGGATATTAAACTGCAAACGAATCGTGCCAGAAGCACCGCCGTCTCTCAGGATAATGTCCCCTGCCGTACCACCAGATAAGCACTGATAGCCCTTAACACGCGTGCGACCAGACACCATAGTGCC